CTGCTACCTCTTCTGCTTTCTCTTGACTGACTGCGTGAATAACAGGTCCCTCATGGATTCGATCATCCTTTTGGAACTCTGTAAGGAACATTTTCATTTCTTGCTAGGGCTTTTCTTACTTCCTCCGCTACCCGCCCAGAGCTTTTTCCTCGCCCAATAGTTCGCAGAGAACTTATCATTCTTTGTAAGCCTGCCTGATTTGTCTTTGATTCCCCCGGATCTTGCAAGATAAGACTTCCTAGCTTCAGCAGAATAGTTATGCCCATAATCTTTATGACCGAATCTGACAACTTTAATTTCATTACCCTTTTTAGCCAAGACCTCCATCTTGTGCTTACTTGATCCTGTATTCCTTCTTGGTTTGTTAAAGCCGGGATATTTTTTACCTCTGTAAACTACACCACCAGCAACTCTTTTTGTATCTTTGACTGAAGCCATTATCTCTTCATTCCTTTATGCAGTCCGTGTTTGGCGTGTTGTTTGCCTTTTGCGGTTGCTTTTCTTTTTACCCGATTTGCCTGTGCTAACTTTTTTCTACCTTTAGGTGTAGATTTTAGCTTTGCTATAGTCTTTGCTGGGGCATAAACTTCACCAGTCTTGCTAGATTTTTTACCACTAGCAGTTCTCCACTTTTGTTTAGTCCATTTAATCAAAGACTTTTGGGTTTTCTTTAATGCCATTGTTTACTTCTTCTTAGCGTTAGCTCTTCTTCTAACTCTTGAAGTTCTTTTTCTTGTTGGTGCTTTTCTTTTTGCTTTATCTGTATGATATTGATCTTGTCTATTTAAAGTCCACTCAACAAATTTATCAAATAATCTTCCAATCATTTTTTATAACCTCCGCCTCTTGCTTTATACATTTTAGCTAACATTTGGGCTTTTCTTGCTGACCACTGTCCAGCTCTTCCGCCTTTTGATCCTGCTTTAATTTGATTAAACAAATTTCTACGCATGGTAGGTTTGGTATAGTTGCCAGCAGAGTTTACTTTAGACTTTGCTTTAGGCTTTCTTTTTACCATTTTTCTTGCGTTTTAATTTCTTAAAGTCAGCACCTGTTATTTTATTTCTTGGCGATGCAACTCTTGCCAATTTCTTTTGCTTGGCTGAGTATTTTTTAAAAGGCATTACTTCTTCTTACCTTTCTTTTTAGTTTTTTTTGTTTTCTTGGCTTTTCCGTAGCCCATTTTTCCATAGCCCATTATCTTCTCCAATATTTTTTTGCTTTTGTTTTTGCTTTGTCAGATAACTCTCCGTAATGAAAAAGCTTAACACTTTTAGAAGAGTGTTTTGTTCCAGAGTGCAGACTGCCATCGGGCATTTTGTGTGTGCCACCTCTGTGGAGAGTACCGTCCTTCTTATAGTGATTTACGCCTTTCATTTTTAAATTTCCTAACTACTCTATGATAGACCATCTGTTTCATGCCTTTCATAGTTCTGTTATGCTCTGGTAGTTCCTCCCATGCCTTTTTTCTTTTTTCCCGAGTTGGGAGCTGGGCAATGGTATTTGGTATTCCCATTTGCATAGCTAGAAGATACAACAAATCGTAAAATTTTTCATCTACATCGTGAAGATATTGAATGCGTCCTTTGTGAGTTGCAATTTTGCTTATAGCATCAGCATATTTTAACGTATCGATCTGCCCAAACTGATCAAGGTGTTTCATTTATCAGAGTATTCTAACTCTAGTAATAGCTCAGCGTAATGTATGATCTTTAGAACATCAGACTTGCCATTCTTGTCTTTATGTCTAACAGCATACTTAATAATATTTGACTCACAGTAGTTGAGTTCGTTAGCTTGGGCAAACTCTACTGGTTGTATTTTATATTTTTTATAATGAGTGCCATCTACTTGTTTTTTTGTTGCTGACATTTGTCCTCCTTCTTACGTCTTTTACCAAAGATCTTTTCAAAATTGTCTTCGTATTTTTTTCTATCTGTTGTTCTGTCTCTATCTCCCTTGCCGCCATGCCATCCGCCAAGTCTTTCACGAGTTGTCATAAATAATATCCTGTAATCTTTTTAATAGATCGGTTTGCTTTCCATATCTTTTTTCAAATTCTTTTTTAAAAGGATGCCTGGAGACATACGATTCATTATTTGCACCCTCTCTGTGATGTTTATAACAAAGAGGTAGTGACATAAGGTGTGCATTTAATTTTGTCTTTCCGTCAATATGGTGAATTTCTGCTGGTGTAATACAGTTGAAATTTTCTCTGCAAACAATACAACCATATTCAGATATTTTATCCATCCATTCCTTTTCTTTTTTTGTAGGTGTTCTGCCTTTCATATTCTTTATATAAAAAATCTAAGTTATCAACCAAGTACCTATTATACTCTACTGAGGCATCTCCGTTTTTAGATCTTTCAACATTACACTCAACATGCATGTAAGTGCAAAAACTTCTAAAGGTTTCAAATTTAAGCTCCATATCTATTTCTCTCCATTCTTAAGTTAGCCATTTTGGTTCTCCATTCTTCAAACTGCATATCAACAGCCTGCTTCTCTGTTTGTAAAGCATCAAGCCTAGCCTTAGCACCAGCAACCTTTAAGGATGCCTCATAATAGCTCTCAGTGGCTTCTGCCTTAGCTTTTTGTGCGTTGTAGCTACGCTCACCATCTTCCTTGGCTCTACATAACTCAATCCAAAAAGATCTTTTTAAATTTACTTCAGATTTTAAAACCTCTACTCTTGCTTCTGATATCTTTGGAATAATATCTCTTAGTTGTTGATGAAAGTTTTCAGATTGGTCCATGTTCTTTTTTTCTCCCGAATGCAGCGTCCTCTGGATCAAGAAACTTTGATAGTGCTCCATCAAAAGATAGTTCAAACTCTCCAGTTTCGCCCATTCTATTTTTTCTGACAATTACTTCAGCGTTGCCAGTATCTAGTGAATCATAATAATCCTGTCTATATAACATAATAACCATATCAGCATCTTGTTCTATAGATCCAGAATCCCTAAGATCTGAAAGAACTGGTCTTTTATCCGTTCTCGATTCCACACCCCTGTTTAATTGAGATAACGAGATTAATGGACATCCTATGTCCTTTGCCAGTCCCTTCAGAAGATTTGAAATATAGGTCATAGATGCGGTCCTTGAGTCTGAGTTGCTTGGTGCTTGACTAGAAGTCATAAGCAACTGTAGGTAGTCCACAACAATAAGATCTATATTTTTTATAGCTTGTATTGCTTTTGTTTTATTTATAAGAGTTTCTATAGTAATTGGTGACTTGTCATAAATGTATAGATTTGATTTTGCTAGTTTTTCTTTGGTATTTTTAAAAAGGTTCCAATCAGATTGGGATAGTTGTCCGCTAAGCATTTTGTCCATGGAAACACCAGACTCAGAGCTTATTATTTTTTTGACCAATTGCTCGTTAGTCATTTCTAAACTAAAAACTAAAACCGTCTTGTCTTTAAATATATTGTTTGTAGCAATGTTGAGAGCCCATGTTGTTTTACCCATAGCCGGTCTTCCAGCAACAATTACTAAATCTCCAGCTTTAAATCCGTTTATTTTTTTATCAAATTCTTGAAAGCCTGTTTTAATTACAGTTTCATTATTTGTACCAGCATTAGATATTTCATCTTGCACCAGCTCTAAAACATCTTTTACCTCTTTAGGTGCCCCGGTATTTTTTGTGACCTTGTTATTAATTATTAATTCATTTACAAGATCTACTTTTTTTTCTATAGGTATATCTTGATCAACAATATCTGGTATTTTTTGTGACATATTAATAAGTTTTCTGTTGGCAGTTTTATCTTGCATTTGTTTTAACCACCCACCAAATCCAGCGGGGCTGACACAATGGGCTGCCGCCTCTCTTATGTCTTCAAATTGATCTTTATTTTTTATATTGTTTCTTAAGGTCACTATGTCACATGCCTGTTTTTCTAACATAATTTCATATGCTTTTGCATATGATCTTTTTTCAAAATCCTCTGGCAATAAACCATTTTCTTGTGCTTCTCTAAATTTGTCATGGCTTAAAATCATAGCCCCAACAACATTCGCTTCTAATTCATATATGCTGCTATCCATATCTCCTCTCTATAATTGCTTCAAACTGATTAATACCTAACATTGTCATTAGACTTGGCTTCTTATCCCAAAAAGATCTTATCCATTTTTTATGACCCTCAGAGTTTGCTATCTCAAAATACTTATACCAAAACTCTTCTGTATTAAGGTTTATTTTTTTTCCGGTCTTTGGAGAAACAATTCCTTTTCTTGATATTTCTTTTAATTCCTTCCACCTCGGCACGGCTTTAAATGCATTAGCACTATGTTGATAAAATGATTTATCAGTAGTGTTTTTAAAAATATCATTTATTTTATCGACATCCAGTATTAATACCTTTTTAGTATTACCTTTAGTATTGTAGCCACCTCCCGGCGGGGGGTAGCCATCTCCCGGCGATACTTTTAATTTATAAAAATTACTTGTATTGGTTCTTTGTTCCCACTCTACTAAACCTTTTTCTTTTAATTTTTTTAAATTGTCTTTAATTGCAGACAAAGAAAGATTTGTGAGCTCGGTTAATTTTTTATGGCTTGGGTATGACTGACCATGCTCGTCAGAATAGTTAGCCAGAACTATTAAAATTAATTTCTGTGTGGAGTTGACCTCTACCTTTAAAACCTTTGTTATATATTCAAGTGACATATGTTTCCCTCATTTGCATATTTAATATTAAAAAATAATTATTGTAAAGTATTGATTTAAAATAAATGAATGTTTACAATCTACCTGGAGGTTTTAATACAATGTCAAAAGAAAAAATATATACAGCACTACAAAACGTGCAAAAACACATGCTGGCTAACCCTATTGCAAAAGAAGGCGTTAACAGTTTTCAAAAATATAAATACAGGGGTATTGATCAGATTATACAATCTTTTTCAAAACCACTGCATGATAACAATGTTCTCACGGTGGTACAGCCCGATCTAAATGTTTCAACTAAGTTTTTAGAGGACGGAAGATCCACCCTTACAAGAGTGGTTGGGACATTAAGATTTATATCAACAGAGGATGGTTCCTATATTGATAGATCTTATGTTGGTCATAGCAAGTCTCAACAAGGAAAAGATTTGGAATCAGCAAGATCTTTTGCTTATAGAAACGCCTTGCTTGAAACTTTTTGCGTACCCTTTGAAGGTATTGAGGAGCCAGAGCTTGAGGGCGTGGATAAAGGATCAACACCAGAACAAGACCAAGAAGAGTTTTCAATATTAGAGGACTTTAAAAGGGAACTTAAGACGGCACAAACCAAGGAAGAGGCACAAAAAATATTTAAAAGATATGATAAAGTTGCTGAGCTTAGCAATGATAAAGAGACAAGGGTCCAATTAAACCTTGTTTATAGCAAGGCGGTCAAGTGATGGTACAGATACAACAAGGCACCGCTGCTTGGCATGAGCAAAGAGCTAATAGAATTACGGGAACAAGAATACCTAAAGCTGCTGATGAGTGTATGTGGACAAAAGGAGATCAGTGGGAGGCTTTGGGAAGAGATATTTATAGAGAAGCTCACCATTTAACACAAGACCCTTTTGATCAAAGAGCTATGTTTGCAATAACGCATGGTAAAAACAGCGAGCCACTTGCTTTGGCTACACTAGAAAGAATGGGTTATAAAATAACACAACCATCTTTTGTGGTGCATCCCAAATATGATTGGCTTGGTATGTCTCCTGATGGAATTATGATGAAAGGTAGAAGCGGGTCTGTCTCTGCTGTTGAGGTTAAGTGCCCACAAACAAAACCTTGTACCAATGTTAAAGAACAAAAAAGAAATTACTGGCATCAAATGCAGTTGGCTATGGAGTGCATGGATATTGATGAGATGCTTTTCTTTCAGTGGTATAGCGACAATGAACACTATCAAGAGTGGGTTGAAAGAGATCCAAGATGGGCAGATATCTATATACCAAAAGCACAAAAGTTTATGGATTGGTATGCTGAAAAATCTAAAGACCCAACATATATTGCTAGATGGTCTGAAACCAAGGAAGAACCTGGAATAAATTACAAAACAGTTGATGAGGACAGTGAAACATCTGAACTTGCATCTGTATTAAAAGAACTAAAACAGCTCAGAGATAGATCTGCAATTCTGGACTCCAGAAAAAAAGATTTATCTGCTATGTTGATAAAAAAACATGGCGGAGCGTTTGGTACGTCTTCAGTAAAATGTCATATGACACAAGCTAGAGGCAGAATTAACTATAGTCGACTGGTAAAAGATCAGAACATTGAAAGAGATGTGCTCGAAGGGTACAGATCTGAAGGTGATGCTAGGATTTATACCAAATTACTAGAGGAATAAAAATGGCTAATAATAAAAAATCTATTAGTTCGAGAATTGAAGAGGATGTTTACGACAGGCTTATAGCTGTAAGTAAGAAAGAAAATCATAAGTTTTATGATAGAAAAATTGCTTATATGGTAAATAAAATTTTAGAATCTTGGGTTAATAAGGAGAAAAATATATAATGGAATATGATAATAGCAATCGCGGTGCGATTTGGAAGAACGATAAAAAAGAAACTGAAAAACATCCTGACTTTAAGGGTGAGGCTAACTGTAATGGTAAAGACTTTTGGGTTAGTGCTTGGAAAAGAAAGCCCGGAGCAAATGAGAAATCACCTGCTTTAAGTTTTTCTTTTACACCAAAAGACGCACAAACATTTCAACCAAAGTCTGAAGAAATTTTTCCAAAAGACACCGTAGAAGACGATCTACCATTTTAATAAGGAATAACTATGGCTAATGAAACTATAAAGCTAACAACTGATGGAGAAGTACGAGAATATAAAATGGATTCTTTGTCTGAAGCTGCGAATCAAAAAATAGCTCAGATACAATTTTATAATCAAAGTATAGCACCAATATTTTCTGAGGTTATGAGACTGGCACAACTTGGTAGTAAGGTTGATCAAGGAGACTTGTCATCACTGCTTCCCAAGGACTATGTCGTTGTACAAAACGAGGAAAATAAAGTAAAATCAGACAATAAAGAAGAAACATCAAACGAGGAAACTTCTTAACAAATCTGATGGATACCAACTTAGAAAAGGGTCTCTCTTCATCAGAGAGGCTCTCATCTGTTCTAGGCGAGGGGTCATTATCTGGCTCACCTTGTAATGGTAATTTCTGCTCTACAACTTTAGGAGATACCAGGTGCAAAACCTGCGGAAGACATGAGCAAGAAATAATTAAGTGGAATCAGTTATCAGAAACAGAACGAAAAATCATTAATATAAAAAATGCCACAGAGGGTTTTAAAATAAGGCAAGTTATATCACAAGAAGATAGATGGAGGGATCTACAAAAATTGAAAAACATAGATAATTTAACAGTAAGAGATGCAATTAAAAGGGTTGTGCAAGTTGCTGCACATCAATCAGAAATGTATCCTCAAGATCATAAGTGTATTGAATTGTTGAGTAAGATAATCACATCAGACCATAAGTTTAATGAGATATCTGTTCAGTCAATAATGTCGCAAGATGACTATACAGAAGTCAAAAATAAATTCGAGTAAGGCTTTTCAAAAAGATCTGTTGATAGGAAAAGAGTTAGAGCAAAAAATACTTGTTTCTATAAGAAAAAAATATCCAACAGCAGTTCTTGTTCCTGGAAAGTTCAAACCTTACGACATCTTTATTCCAGAAAAAGATTTAAAGATAGAAGTAAAGGTTGATTATAAGAGCCAAGAAACAGGCAACATTATTATTGAGCTGTTTATGTTTGGCAGCCCCTCTGCTCTTCTAAGCACTGAGGCAGACTACTGGATTATATACACTGGAAAAGAAACCATGTGGATCACCCCAAACAAAATAGTTGAATGCATTATATTAAACAACATAAGGTCCCAAAAAATATTGGGAGATGGTGACTCTGAGAAAAAGCTTGCTTGTTTAATTCCTATAAATATCTTTAAAAGATATATTATTTGACATTGATGAAATAATAAATTACTATGTTTACATTACTAATTATTTGAGGGAATAAAATGAATGATGTATTAAATACTTTTTACTGGCAAACTGAAACTGGTAATGTAATCTGGAGATGGAAAACAACTGGTGATCCTTCACCTGCATATAAATCACTTAACTATCAATGGTGGACTCCAAAGAAATCTGAGTTAGAAATTATATCTACTCAAAAGTCTATAAATAAACAAGAGGTTAAAGATGCAATTTGGGAAGACTTACAGGGAGAAATTAACTACTTTAAAGATCTATATAAATTACATAAGGCTAATAAGATCAAGGGGTAATATGGATAACTTAACTAAAAGATGTATTGCTATAAGAACAGCAATGAGAAATGCAAAAGATCCAGAGTTTAAGAAAGTCTGGCAGAATCATTTAAATGCTTTATTAAAAAGATCTAAAAGATGAATACTTGGAATGACGCTGTAAGACAGTATTATAGGTTTAACAAGATGGGTAAAAATGATTTTACTTATAGAAGGTATTTTGATCCATTGTTTGCTAATATAGACTTAAGAAGTATTACAAAAGAACATATCGCTAATGCCAGATCGGGAATAAAGGGGAGTCCCGGAACTGTCAATAGATATTTAAACTACTTCCGTGCAATACTTATGTATGCATATGAAGAGTTAGGGTGGTTGGACACTAAGCCCTCTGTTAAAAGAGTAAGGGAGTTCCCTAAAAAAACTAAATACTTTACTCTTGAAGATATAAGGAAACTGCACAATGTGCTTCCCCTGCACCTGCAGAAACCTTTTATCTTTTCCCTCCTTACTGGGGTTAGAATGTCCAACTGCTTTAATCTTAAATGGGAAGATATTAAAAAAGATCAAATAGCCATTGATGGAACCGAAACCAAAAATGGTAAAAGTCTTTGCGTTCCTTTAAACGAAAAATGCAGAGAGCTTCTAAAATCAATTAAAAAACAAAGCCCTTATGTTTTTACCTACTCAGGAAGAAAAATCAGTAGAGCCTCTAATACTGGATGGTATAACGCATTAAAGAAAGCAAACTTGGAAGGATTTAGATGGCATGATATCCGCCATACCTGGGCTACCCACCATGTGCAGAACGGTACTCCTCTGCATACGCTCCAACATCTTGGTGGGTGGTCCGATTTTAATATTGTAAATAGGTATGCACACCTATCAAAAGATTATTTAAGCGAAGCTTGTGAGGCAAGTAATACTCTGATATCTTAGTAGCTTAAAACCTTCAGCAGGGCTGGTAATGTTTTTCATACCTCCCTCATTAGTATGTTTGCTAGTCCTGCTATCTTTTTGATGCTTCTATAAAAGCTTTATTAAATCTTTTCATTTCGCTTAAAATTTCAAGCTCAATCCTATCATATTCATTGTGATAATATTCTGGATTAGATTCTTCATATAACTCTCTTGCATTTTGTTGTTCTTTTCTTTTGTTTTGTATAACATCTTCAACACCCTTCAATAAGCTGTTATTACCGTATAATCTTGTAGCCTCTTTGTTGAGAAAATGTCCTACCTCTTTTATAGAGTTAATATTGCTATCATCATAGCCAAGTCTTTCTAAAAACTGTTCTGGGTCTTCCGATGGATCTAATGACTCAGATAATTTTCTATATGCATTTTCTATTCTTTCAACCTTATCTACATTTTCTTGAAAAAATTCATAATCAGCAGAATCATCTACACCAGCAATAAATCTTCTTTTTACAAGCGTCTGTCTATCAGTTGGTCTGTCATAACTAAATAATAAGTTATATCCTCTTCTTCCGGTTCTAAACACACCACCGCCAGCAGCGTCTAAAAGATGTTGTATTACAGCAGGATCCCAGTCCTGAGTCCCAGAATAAAACTCATTACCTCCAGTAGCATCGTTTAATGCACGAGTGGTGCCTTCAATAAAATCTAAAACTTTTGAGCTTTCCCTATATGATTTTGGATCTGTACTATTAAACATTGGCTCATAATATATTTTGCTGCCAAAAAAGTTTCTGTTAACCATAAGTTCTGTTATCGGTCTTATAGCAGAAGGTGCAATCGTTGGAGCAAATTCTGCGATTTTTGGTTTATCAGAACTTGGAAGAGAAACAGACAGTGGTGAAAAATTATGCAAGAATGATTCTCCAAGATCTAATCCTGCTGATGCAACTGATTTATCATAGTTGTCTAGCAACTTGCCCATTGCAAGCTCTGTTACAACTCTACCGGTGTTTGCAAAAATTGCGTAACCGTATGGCATTGGTATACCAAGACCTATAGGATATTCTCTTCCGTTTTCACCCACAACTTTATACCTGGAGCCACTGCCCCATTCCTCAACTTTTAGCTCTCCTTCTACAAACTTTACTTCAGGGAACATAATTATATATTTTGTTTGTTTTTCCCACTCTGGTATTTTTTCGTAATAAAGTCTTCCATCTTCATCTTCATCACTAAATAAAATATTGTACAGTGCTGTTGTTGCTCCTATCATAGTCAGCCCACCTGCTGCTTTTGCTTTTCTAGAAGAGAAGTTGTTTGGAGTTAAGCCTCTAAATAAATTTGTTGTTCCCTGTATGCTTGCATTAAAGAACATATAAAGTGCATTAATTGTTGGTCCCATGGTTCCCATTCTATTAAAGTTAATAGTCAGATTTTTAGAAAGGGTTGCTGCCCTTTCATAAATCGCTGGAGTTGCATTTTCAAAGCCCCCCATAGATTCAACATATCCCTCAAAGGCTGTGAATCTTGCAGCGTTTTCAATACCAATATTCATACGCTCTATTACACCTAAAACATTTTTAATTCCTTGTTTTGCTGTGCCTTTAAATCTTCCTGCATACATGTCTTGAAGATCTTGGAACTCTTTTGTGAGCTGATCCATTGTTCTTTGTTCAATGTAACCTGTTTCACCACCAAACTCTTTAAACTTTCTTAAAAGAACTTGTTTTCTTACTTGATCTTCACTTAGTTTATATTTTCCTTCAACTGATTTTAAAACCTCTGGGGTTATGTCCACACCCTGTGATGCTATTGAATCTAACTCCATTCTAATATCTTCTTTATTTAAAGATCTGGATTTTTCAAACTTAACAAGATTGATTGCATTGCTTAAAATATTTTTTGTAGTGTAATATTTTTTAGATATCTCTAATGCTTGAGCTCTTCCACCCTCCATCTGTTCCTCAGCCATAAGATTAAAATAACCGGTCTGAACATCTCTCATAAAGTTATTAATCATAAATGTTGGATCTAAGGACGTATTTACCATTGATAAATATCTGGTTACAGCCCTAAATGCTTTCATGCCAGCACCAGTTACAGTAGAATCAAAATTATCAAAGCCTTGTGCAAGCCTGCGATCATATATTTCTACATATTTTTGTACGCCATCCTCTTTAAAACCAACTCTTGATTTTCCTTTAACAGGATCCCAGGTCGCGTCAACCTTCTTTATTTGCCCCACATCTTCAGAGACTTCCCATAAATCACTAGGAAAAGCTCTCGCAAGATCTGCCAAAGATTTTGTTACTCTATTTTTTTCTGCCTCAATGGCTGCTGCTGTAGCTTGTATAACTGACTGCTGTAGTGGTGAGCTTGCCTCTGATTCTCTACCGGTGGCTTTTTTAACTAACGAGCCTGACACTGTCATTTGTGTGCTTATACGTTGATTAGAAGATCTTGGTCTTTCTAATTCTCTCCCCGTTTCAGGGTCGATTAAAGTATCTTCTGCAAAGCCAACAAGAGGAACATAATACTTATATCTTGCATCCCAATCTAATACGGTTTCCTCTGGAATAAGACCAGAGTCAACGTATGTTCTTCTGGTATTGTCAATCATGGGTTTTAAATAGTCTTCGTAAGCCTTAAGCAAATTTTTACCTTTTGTTAAAGATCCTCTAGCTTTCATTGTTTTCATATCAAAGATTACGCCATATTTTTTAAGTGTTGCTATAGCATCTTCTGTGTATATTCCAGAACCTCTCTCAGCTTTTGTCATTTTCTTTTGAATAATTGTTAGCTTTCTTCTAGCGTTTGCTAGATCTTGTTTACTTGCGGTTTCGCTTGCCTCAACTTCTTTTAATTCTAGCTGAGCTTCTAAAAGTTTTTCTTCAAAAAGGGTTGGTAAATATTTATTTCTTTCTGGTGCATGCAGGTTATAAATAAAATGATTGAACTCTTCTTCTGTAATATTTTTACTGGTGAGATATTCAAGTAAGGGAATATAGTAATCATCTCTTACATCTCTTAATCTGTCTTTTGCACGACCAGAGAATATATCTGTTTGTGTGGTAACTCTCCAGTCTTTTGAGTTTGGGTCTATTCCTGCTTCTACTAATCTGTTGATAATTCCATTAACACCAAACTGCTTGATTATATCTTCTTCAATAGTCCAGAGCCTTCCAAATTTATTTGCAACCTTAATATTTGTTGCTTCTATAAAGTTAGCCCATGTGCCAACTTCTTGTGGTGAAAACTTTCCGCTTGGATCTACTCCCCCGGGAGGGGCTGGTGGGGTTGGTGGTGTGGTGCTCCCTATAGCTTCATCTATTTTATCAAGCTTATCTTTGGGTAAAACTATTTTTTTAGCAAGAGGTTTTTCTATTGATCTTGCTTCTGGTCCTGTGCTTGGGAAGCTTGCGTCTGCATCTTCTGGCTGGACTTCGTCTCTGTATTTGTAGAGGACTTCATCAACTTCTGCCCTGATACCATCAAGCCTTTTGAGTATGCTTCCTTCCTCAAGTCTTCCTTGTATGTAACCTTGTCCATCTGTATCCTCATTCCAATTATTAGTTAGGTACTGTGTATTATATTTTATATTGTGCTCAACAGCAAACCCAACACCCTCTACGCCAACAGAGCTTAATGCCTGCTCTACTTTTTCATTAAAGTTTTCTATAACATTGCCATCAAATTTAAAGTTTATAGCTGATATTGAGTCTTGACCCATTTGCGTAAACCCATCAATCCCAACCTTTTTAAAAGCTGTTTGCAACTGTCTTCTTAATATTCCAGACATTTCAAAAGGTGTGTTAGATTTTGTATCTATAAATTTAATATATGATCCAATATTTACTGACTCATTATTGACATCAAATGCATCAGCGTCTGATATGTTTTCATTAGAAACAAAATATGGCATAGCTTCTTGTCTAAAAACATAGCCCCATGCTCTTAAAAAGTCATCAGCATAAGAAAGATCCAATTCACTAAACTGTTGTTCTCCCTCAACTTTTTCTAAAATTAAACTTGTTAAAATGTTTGGATTTATTTTGCCGTCATAAGCACCAAAACTGTGTGAGAATTTATACAAGCCTGTTCCAGGTAATGCATCTAAAATCTTGTTCTTTCCTTCAGATGTTGTTATTACATCTAACAGCTCTCTGGTTAACTTTGCTTTTTGTTTTGCATTTAGTTTTTCTGCAAAAGCAAATTCTGACAATATCTCTGTTGGTATTACCTCTCCAGTAACAATAGCAGAAGCTTTGTCTAAATAAGTTTCGTAACCTATATACTCGGGGGTTTTACCTTGATTAACCAACTCTTTATTTCTAACCCAAGTCCATAGAACAGCCTGCATTTCCATTGGAGTAAGATTGTCATTATTTTTTTGATTATAAACTTCGGTAGCTTTTTGTATTACTGCTGTTCCATACCTATGATTTGCTATAGCACTTTGACCCTTTTCAAAGCCCAACATTTTAAACATCCAGGTATCCATGGTTACAGCATTAGGATTTTTGCCAGTTAGATTTTCATAAAAACTTTGTAGCTTAAATCCTACTCCATCCAACTTTTGACCAAAGTCTTGGGCTTCCATTGCTTTTTTAGCATACTCTCCAGCAAGAGGCTGGAATCCTGGTAGAGGATCTCCTCCTTTGGCAAGAGACACTAAAGATCTTAAAGTATAGGCAAGGTTTGTTTCTACCGGAGTTTGTGAAGAATATATTGTTAGCATTCTTAAAACATTTTCTTTAAGAACTGGGTCTCCAGCGACCAATGAGTCTATCTCTTGATTTATGTTTCTATACCAATGTCTACTTTCAGCAAGTAAAGATATATCTTTTTGTTCTGCCATCTTGACAAGATCTTTTACAAGATTGTCAAAGTCTTTTTGAGTATTTTTAAATTGTCCTGGTGCTGTCCTTGGTGCACCAGCGTATAGATTATTTTTATCAGGCTTTAGCTCGCCTATTTCTACATAGTTTGATTCTTGTTTTGCAAGTCGAAGGTCGTCCCTGTCTCGTTTAACAGGAGGTTCTCCCACTCTTTCACTGGTTGATTCGTATCCAAACTGTTCCTGAGCTTGCTCTCTAGCAAGTCTCTTGGTGTATATTTTAGAATCTGCATCGGAACGATCTGATTGAAACGTGTCTCGTAATCCGATACCAATTTGTGAAATTTCGTTATTAATAAAGACATTATTTATATCCTGTAAAAGCTTTTTACTATTTGGATAGCTATCCAATAGTTTAGGGTTAGTATAATTGATTCCAATCATTTGTGCGAATACTTCAGCCGACAGGTCAATTCTATCTTGTTTGCTTACGAGTGCACTTTGGTCAAGGGTTGGAAAGTTTTTATATGTGTCTATTAAGTATCTATCAAACGGATAGCTAAATAATTGACCAGAATACGGGCTGCTAGAGTCTCTGTTTTTTATATATAAGTTAAACATTTCCTGCATTACAGAGCCGCCAGTTTCAAACTTATAGTCTCTAAGCTCTTCAACAGTCAACTCATCTATTGATTGTTTATTGTTTTTGCTAAGAATGTTTTTAAACTCAAAAGCAAAATCAATAGGCTCAAACAATGGTGATGATGCTGATAAGGGCTCTTGTCGTGCAGAAAATTGTTTGAATTGCACAAAACCAAAATCTATATGATGACCAATTTCATGAGCTAAGGTTGATTGCAGCTCAGCTAGAGAACCAAGATTAAAATCATTTTGATTTATATTAGAAAAATCAGCAGCAGTTTCTTGTGTTACAAATTGTTGTGGTATTTGTGAAGCTGCTAATGTTATATATTTATCTGATGCTCCAGGAAAATATTGTCCATAGGACGTATTTTCTTGCATCTCAAATTCTTGCGTGTTGCTGTGAATGCCCATAAACGGTATTCCCTCAAACACTTGTTTTGGCAAGCCCATCTCAATTAAATTATTTATGACTTCTGAAACAGCATTAACCTCTACATCATTAAAATCTCTGATGGCTGGAAGATCTCCGGCACCAGAATAAGTTCTTCCAATATTTTGTTCACTATATTTTTTGTCTTGAAAGTTAATTCCAAAGTTATCAATGTCTTCAAATGTTGCTAAGTTAGCCTTATTGTATTTTCTTGATAAAACTATGTCTTGTTTAACATTATTTACAGCCTCTGGAGATGATGGCTCTTGTATTTTTGGATCTATAAATGTTTTATTTGCACCTATATCTGCTTTTCTTTTTGCCTCACCCTCTTCTAAAGTAATATCTTCGCCAAATTCTGGTTTAAATATTTTTTGAGAAAGAGGGGCTTGCGGTTTTTGTTTTTTAACTAAAAAGTCTTTTAAAACTTTCTGATCGTCTTTTAATTGTTTTAGTTTTATTTCATCTTTGGTGGCTAATATTTGTGAATCATATTGATTAATTCTTTCTTGTATTTGTGTATCAAATGTTTCTGGGTCAACAGCCTCTGTTATACCCATAATATTTAATACTTTTTTACCCTCTGTTAAAACAGTCTTAAGATCAATTCCTTCAAGCTCACTTATTTCTGCCTGCAAAGTATTGGCTAATTCTATTTCTTCTTTGCTTAGCTCTTCGTTAATTGGGTTGTTTTTTATAATTTGTCCAGCAAGATATTCGTCAGGCAATATCTCTGGCATAACAAAATTATAATATTGTCTTGAAGGGGCTATAAAATCATCTTCTGTTCTTTGATCCAGCGGAACTATTTCTCCCTCTGTTTCTTGTTGAATTATGGATCTTGCTCCTGGATCAAATTGTTTTCCAGCATGAAGCCAGCTAAAGGTGTCATCAATTGCTTTATAGTTTGAATTTACTTGTTGTACATTTATTTCTAACTCTCTTGCTATTCTTCTAGCAAGGTTTGGATCTAGCTCATTTAAAGATTTTTTTATTTCAGGAGAGAAAGCAGCAGCTCCCTGCATGCTAACCATTCCTCCAGCACCAACAACGGTTGCAATAGATGTCATATAAGCATTATCTAACATTACATCAACCCATGAGGGTCCTTCATATGATGGGTTGTCTTTATTAGCCCAAGCAAATGCAAGGTCTGTATTAACTCCGCTTAATGCATTGTTTGTTTCTTGAAAAATTGTATTTACATTTTCGCCAATTAACTCCAGGGTTGCTGTTGTAAATCCATCTCTTGCAAATGTTTTAACCGTACTTCCATTTGTCTTCCAGTATTTTTTTAATGTTTTTGTGACAAAGGGTAGGGGAATAAGCTCTGTTCCTATCTCAGATAAAGCATTAAGATTTGAAACTCTAATTGCTTCCTTGTGAGATAAACCGCTCATAGTAGCCTGTCTATACGATGATCCTTGTTCATATAATCCAAACACGGGTAACATGCCATACATAAATGATGGATTTTTTGTACCCAGGGTGGCTAAAATTGCTGGTGTCATTAAAAACAAAGAATCAAAACCGGCAGACAAAGCTTTTTCTGTTTTGGTTAACTTCGCTTCTTTTTGTATTGTGTTGATTCTTTCTTGCAGTGCATTGTATTCATTAGTATTTTCTTCTAAAAAATTTATATAGCTATTTACTATTTCTTGTTTTTCAAAATTAGGAAGATTGGCAAACTCTGTTTCTGCTTTTTTTCTTAACTCTTCCTCTCTTCCAATTAAAAGTCTTGAAGCTGCACCTTCTCCAAAACCAATTGGAATTTTTGCAAGATCTTCCTGACCCGTTTCTATTGCAAAGGCGGACTGCCTCATTCTGTATTCTTGATTATTTAAAGCAGTTTTAAAAGTTGATGGAAAAGCTTTTGCAGAAGTAAATAATGCCTTTGGCATAGACATAACCACTTCAGGTTTTAGAGAAAAGGGACCAATTCCAACACCTCCTATTGGAGAAAAAAAGTTAATAAACGACTGTTCGTCTTTTTGTGGATCCTCTGGAAGACTGGTTTGCGGATCTAGATTAAGAACATCTTTTACTAAATTATCTTTTTCTTCTTCGGGAATAAGTGAGAAGGGATCAAGTCTTGGATCTGCCACATTATTACCTGCTATATTTTAAAGTTTTATTTAATAATTCTAATAATGCATAATCGCTTGGAGGAGGGTTGTTTGGAAAGTTCACCCTATATCTCTCAATTATATTTTCAACCAATGCATCAATATCTTCTTCTGGATATTGTTGTTTTATTTTTGGTAAGTAATTTGTTCTAGTCTCCATTCTATCAATATCTAAACCGTTGAATGACAAGATTCCACCAGCTCCTATTGATAGCTCTCTATCTTCAAATGCTGTGCCTTTTTTAAGTCTTGTTTCCAAATCATTAATAGTTGGTAAAGAGTCAAAAGCTGCTTGTTTGGGTGTTTTTATTAAAGACCCATCATCGTTTCTTTTAAATCTATAGAAAGGACCATCTCCTTCAAAACCCAAGTCTTTTGCATCTTGTCCTGATATTATATCTATATCTGACATGATATCTAAACCAGCACCCATTATAGATTTAATTGCCCTATCTTCTCCTATAGAATCATTAGATCCAATCTTTGTAGCAACTGAGTTTAAATTTCCTGTAACCCATGTTCTGTTTAAGGCTTCTTGATTTTTTAGAAATATGTCTACCGCATTAGCTTTAATTCTTTGTAGGTCTGTTGGATCTCTTTCAAGCATAGCAACCCTAATTTCTTCTGCATCTCTTGCAACCCTAAATACACCTGGGTCAGTGTTTGCAATAGACTCATTTACTAAAGAAACAGCACTAGATGAATAATCAATCATGTCATTTAAAGACACAGACCTGGCATCAGATCCATCTTGTGTTTCTCTTATTACAGCCTTACCAGCATCTGGTATAAAAGATGTTTTTGTATATTCATTGCCCTCTGCATCTTTATATGTAAAATCTCCTTTTAATACAGCAGTGCCGCCACCCCTAACGCTTTCTGGATCAATAGCAAAAGAGTCAAAATCAATTGTTACTTTTGTTATTTCTCCCTCAGTTCCATCACTAGCAATATATTTTTTTCCAACATATTTTTGTGATTTCATGGAAAACAATTGATTTAATGAATCACCATAATCACCAAGATTTAAATTTTCAAAAACTTCAGGATTTTGCATTCCTTGATTTATTATAGGTGCCAAAGTTTGAGTGGCTTTTACAAACTTAGGTGCTATAACTTTTAACATGTCTATATCACCATTTTTATACCCATCTATGGTTTGACCAGCAATATCTATAATTGCTGCATCATAAGATGCCGTTCCCATAACCCTATCTTTTTCGGCAGCAACGCTTGCTAAACTACCAAAAACATTTAAACCAAGTTTTGCATTTTTATATGTTCTAGCATTTTCATAATCAAGTTTTTCCATGTCAACTTGTATGCCTAACATATCTACATTTAATTTTTCTGCTAAATCCATTCTAGCAATTCTTTCTGGATCTAATTGCAAGTCTATAAGCTGACCTCTTTTTTCAGTTAATGCTGTTGTTGCTTTTGATGCTGCAATTTGTTGCTCTGATGTTCTAATGTTTTGCTCTGCCGTTCTTAATGAAGAAATATCTTCTGCTTGACCTACGGTTGTTCCTGGCTTAAATGATGTGCCGAGAGCTGGATCAACATCTGCAATAGGCATATCCGCCTGTTCAGCCTCTTTTCTTTTTGCTTCTGCATCTTCTTCATACAAAGCCAAACGCCTTGCTGAGAGCATCATATTTAATCCTGAACTAAATCCGTCTGCAAATCCTGCCATAATCTATCCAAATAATTTACTTACTAAAAATCCTATAGCAGCACCCACTGCTGCACCAGCGGGACCTCCAACAGTTCCACCTATCTTCATCCCCGAGCCTATAGCCCCACCACCAATCGCAGCACCTGCTGCTGTAAGAGCTCCAGAGGTTTGCTGTTGAGCTATTTTTTTTTGTTGTCTTAATCCTTGTTCTGCAATATCTTGCTGAGCTTCCAACCTAGCAGCTCCTAAAAGACCTTGCATTCCTTGTTCTTTTTGAACTCTTCCTATACCTATTAATCCTCTAGCCACTTAAGCCTCCTTCTGTGATTGATTTTTGTGCCATTGTACTACCAAGACCACCAGACAATATTTGAGTTCTTCTCTCTTCGGATCTCATTCTGGCTAAATTTCTTGCCGCTATTAGTGCAGAGGTTTCAGATCTTTGATAATCTGACTGAAATTCTGGTCTTGATCTAAGACCAAAACCTGCTTGTCTTCTACCCATTTGACCTCTTACGTTTGCATATTGTTTAGCTACTGCCTCTTGTGCCCTTCCTATTTCTTCTTGTTGAAGACCCTCGAAACCCGTAGTCATTTGCTGAATAAGATCCTGCTCTACTGGAAAAAATCTTTGTAAATAATCTTGGAACTCCGCCTCGTATAATTCTGCTAAAGTGTCTTGTGCGGCTTGATCTCCAGATCTAAATGGATTCACATATAGGTTGTTTTGTGAATAATACGGATCATTGTATCTATCTTCCACATTATAAAAACTTATCATTCAGTTCCTCCCCCTTTAGGACTGCCTAAGGTTGAAAGACCAACGCCCAAACCAACAGCACTTCCTATTGCTTGCTGTCTTCCAAGATAGTTTGAAAAAGATGTTTTTGCCTCTGCCGCAGCTCTTTGTTGAGCTAAAGACCCAACATCAGCCAAGCCTGCTATCGCTTGACCAGCCTGACCTTGACCCATTGCAATAATATTTTGCATGCCCTGATAGTATCTATCAACCTGTCCAGACAAAGCTTGTGATGTCCCTAAGCCCATTCCCCTGGCTTGAGCCTGTTGCATTTGTGATGCTCTTGCTTGATATTGTCCGCTTGTTGGATCTGCTCCCATTGCAAAAGCTTGTTGCTGCATATTCCTTGTTGCAGCTTGAAATTCTGGTTGTTGCAATGCATTTACAAAACCTTCTACGTTTTCAAAAGCTGTTGGATCCATCATTCCTGCTACATCTGACATAAATTGATTTTCTAAAGGAACGTAGTATTGTTGATAAAGATTAAATCTTTGAGCAGCAATAGAAGCTAAAGCCTTCTGTGATGCTGTATCTTTTATTGTTGTTGATCCGCCGCCGCCTGACATTATATTTCTTTCTCCACTATGTATTGTTTTGTTTCATAACCTATATGAGACAAGACATCTGCTAATCCTTTCCAAGGTGTCCAAAACTCTACTTTGTTACAACCTCTTTGTTCAGCCATATGTTCAATATACTCCATGTATTTGCCATTAGCGTTTTCTCTTTTATCGTAAGCCACCCAAATTAATAATGATTGTGTTGGCTTAAAAACACTAGGCTTTACTTGTAGAATAATAAAGCTCTCACATGGGTCTTGCTCTATATCTACATAAAGCTCTGCTATCCCGCTTACTAGAGCTGAATATATATCTTCTGGTCTCCATTCTGGATTTGCTTCTTTTTTTATTTCCCGCAAACCCGGTTCTATGAAATCCCAATAAACTCTAACATCTACTTGTGATAGCATTTTATCCATAAGATACCATTAAATTATATAATAATGTAGCATTAAATTACTAATTAAGAAGGCTCTGTAACAGGATCTACTTCACCTGCTCCATATAACTTCCATGTGCAAAAACCATCTAATATCTCTGTAGAAGTTTTTTCAAGAAACCAATCTATCATTTGTTGATTTGTAATATCATCAATGCTTATAAATGAATTTGGCAAATCTGTATCGCCCCTTAAATATAAGTAATCCACAGACGTTGTTTCAGTTAAAGATATTGTCTTAGATGAGTCTGCCTGATCAACAGCATCTATCTGAATAGTTACTTCCCTAACTATTAAAGTATTGTCTGTTTGGCTTTTTGGAACAGCCTTACAGCTTATATAAGTGTAGTTATAATTAAAATTATGAATAGCCATTATATTTCCGAAAATTTATATACACCGTATTGGACGTTTGATAGATATCTAAAACTCCCATCACCTTGAGCAAGAATAAACAGCTTAAGTGTTCTGCTTGTACTGCTTACTTTTCTAACTATAAAATCTTTTTGTACCATTTCATTTGTACTGTCAAATCTATCTATAGCTGACCAATACTGAGACTGACCTGAGTGATACTGTGCATAACCTTGATCTTGTGTTGTAATATTTGGTGCAGCCCCATCATTGTAAGCAAAGTCACTTCTAAGCTCAAAACCAGTGCCAGAGCCAAAAGTTCCATCTCCCGCAACAATGGATAGCGTTTTAACTTGACCGCTTCCCCCAAACACTCTACAAAATATATGATAGACACCCGGCTCGGTTCCAATGTCTGCAACTTTCTTTAATCTCATTATATTATTATTCCAATAGCCAAGAGTTGTTCCGCTAACTGTTGCTGCTGTAAATTCTAGAGCTAAATCAGTTACATTTATTTTATCAGCAGTAATAGTATTTGCTTGAATCCTGTCTGCATTAATAAATCCTGCGTTTATTTTTGTAGCATTTAAATCATTAATTTTTGCGTTAGTTACAGCTAAGTTTCCTATCTTTGCATTATCAACAGCAAGGTCTTGTATCTTTGCAGTTGCAACAGACAGATTCGCCATCTTTGCTTCTGTTATAGCTAGGTTTGCTATTTTTGCATTATCAACAGCCAAGCTTCCAATCTTGGCATTTGTTATGGCACCATTTTGAATCATGGCATTTTCCATAAAAACAGTGCCTCCACTTACAATAAACGGGGCTGTTCCCGATGTGCCGTTCCATATTGCAAATTTATCTGAAACAAATTGAACTGCCGTTCCTGTAGTTGCTCCTGAAGCATTTGCTTCGATTACCATACCTGCAACTGATCCATTTGCTTGTACTTGTAAAACGTAAGCTGCTTGGGCATCACCCTCTAGGCTAGCTACTGAAGTTTGTAAAGTAGTAACACTTGCACTGGTGTTCCCCACATCTGTTTGTAACTGTGTTATTGAGTTCGCCTGTGAAGTTATATTACCTTCAGCAGAAGTAACTCTAGTATCTAAGCCACTTATTGCTGTAGCATTACCACTTATATCACCATCATTAGCTGTAATTTGAGATTGCAAAGAGGTTACAGAAGTGTTGATTGAGGTGATACTGCCTTCGTTTGTACCAACTCTTGAAGTCAACGCTGTTAATGCAGTCCCGGTTGCATAATCCCCATTAATAGTATTAACAGTATTACTTAAACTTGTTATTGACGCTGACAAAGAAGTGATATCCCCATCATTACTTTGGATTTGGGTGGTTAAGCTAGATATAGCATTACTATTTACAGTAACATTTGAGTTTGTAGTAGTTAAAGAAGCTTGTAAATTAGTAATAGCAGTGGCATTAGCAGAAGTATCTGTGGTTAATGTAATTATATCCCCTTGTGCATTTGCTATATTTGTTGAGTTTGTGCCTACAGTTGAATTTAAACTATTATATAAACTAATTAAAGAAGAATCTCTTGCCTTAGTCCAGCCATTGTTAGAAGCATTTCTAACATACATCTGATTGTTATCATCAGTATCAATCCAAATATCTCCTGGCTGAAGGGATGAACCATCGCTTCTTGTTGTTGGAGCTGAAGTGGTTTTTATAACACGAGAAGCTGCTGCTGCTTCAGCTTGTATATCTTGTGAGATATCAGAAAGATCAGAGTTTAAAGTTTGATATCCTGGCAGGTCTTGCAAGGTCTCAGAAAGCTCTGTCATTAATGCAGCTATATCTGGAGCTGTGGATGCCTGTGTTCCCGTTGTTGAATTAAATGGTCCTACAGTATCTTGTATATTAACAAACCTAATCCAATAGTATCTTGTTTGACCGTTACCAACTTGATGAGAAAATACTGCTGCCGTTGTTTGACCAACAAAAACCCTATCCGCAAAATTAGATGTAGAAGAGGTCCAGACTTCTGCATGAGAAAAACCAAAGAATGTTGGAACGTCCCATTCAATAACTATGTTTTGAAAGGCACCGTCTGCACTTACGCCTGTTGGTGCTGGTGGTATATCTAAAACCTCTTCATCGCCTATAACAATATCACCAGTGCCTCCACCAATAATATTACCGTTAGCCCCTATTCTAATATCTCTTTTGGCTATACCAGCATCAATTAAGTCTCTAAAAGTTACAGCAGAGTCTAAAGGATTTCCTATCTCCCCTTTTAGCTGTGCGATGGATTCATTTACCTTTGTAGCAAATCTTTTACCCTCATGATCAAAATTTCTTGGTACTACAAAAGTACCTTTAGACTTTGCCATTAGGTAATCTCCCTAGGGCTTTCATAAACACAAACTTCATTTATTGGATCTGTGCCCTCTAAAATTATGTGAAATGCTTTTGCCTTATATCCTCCCGGTAATCTAAATAGATTATTATTAGTTACTGTTTGAGTATGTTTTAAAGAACCGTCTGCGTATAATTTGAATGTTAAGCTATTGTAAGACTCAGCACTAACCTTGGCTACGCCGGGGGAAATAGGAAGGTTGCTATAAAACTCTTTTGATTTCCATGTATAAGTTCTTGCACTAGAGGATCTAGCAAACTTTTTAAGAACTCCACCTATAACTAAATATAACTCATCGTTCTCTCTATCATTAAATCCAGCAGTTGCATAGAAATCTAAATTAACAAAAGCATTCTTTTGACCCCTTGGATCAAAAATAAAACCTTTCTTTGTTGCTGAGTTTGTTCCATCCCAAGTAAAACCTAAATACTTTCCTTCGTATTCATAGGCTTCAATATTGTCTGGATAGTAGTCTTGCCATTGATCTCTAGTAAATATTTGTTGAGTTACTAAACTAACACCTGAATTACTTGCTATAACTAAACCATCTGGAGATGCGTATATAGCATACTCGCCCATATCAACTAATGATCTTTTATTAGAGCTTGGTAAGTTAGCATCTATCTCTACTAGTGACATTGCTGAAGGATCTGTTCCGCCCGCTATAAGTGGCTTACCTTTTGTTGTTACTAATAGTCCTGAAGCTATAGAAACAATACCAACGATATCTTCTTTTGTTGTTAATTGATTTGCTATTGGATATGAATGAGGTAAATAAGCCTCACTAAATAACAATGTATTACCACTAAATCCTGCTGTAATTCCATTAGGCATGGTTGTAATACCAAACATAGGTCCGTCTGGGTGATTTGCTGTTACATCATCTGGCGGTGCTAAGTTATCTGCTGATTCTATTTCTTCCCCGAGTGAGGAGTCCTTAACCGCTTCTGTTGTATTTCCTGATGAGGTTCCTGATACATCTTTTACAAATCTAAATATACCGTTTAAGTCTGCTCTATAAATTCTTCTTTTGGCTATGGTATAGACACCACTGGTCGCTGCTGGTAAAGCTAAAGTTACTGTTGCACCATCGGCTGCATCTACTATATCTGCTGCTGTTACTACACTAGGAGGACCCTCTTCTCCAAAACTTGTTATCTCTGTATAAACATATGCTCTTGAGCTTGTCGCTGCACCTTCTGCCGCAGTCGTATTGTCAACGCTTGGTCCTGTCGTAAAAGCTGGTGGAGTTGGTAATCCAAGCCTGTATGATGTTACAGGGTATGGTCCAGATCCTGATATACCGTTAGCAGCATCAACCATTCTTGGAAATCCTGAAGATCCACTTACTCCTGTAAAATAAAATCTACTAAAAGAATCTTCTTTAATTGGACTTTTAATTACATCTACATCATCTGAAAAAGTAAACCATTCGTTATCTGTTGCTTTAAATATAGTTTTTGTTGTTCCATCTATATTTGATGCTGGGTGAGAACTTGGCTCTGAAGAGTCATTAACATCTTGCGGTAGACCTTCTATTCTACCCCTGTCTAAAAAAACATTCTCAGCATTTTGAGCCACATCTTCTGGCAACAGTCTTGGGGCGATCTTTTCATTAAGTCCGCTAAAAGCTGTAAGTCTAAATCCTGCCACGTTTATTCCTTTTTATCGTCTGATGAGTTAGATGCACCAAAATAAAAAGATATCACAGCACTAGCTAATCCGCCTAGATATCCTAGAACTAAATTAATTAATGCTTCACTGTTTTGCTCTGGTGGTTGTAAGGTAACAAGAAATATATAACCCATAAACCCACCAACAACAGCCACACCTATTATTCTGGCAGTCCAATCTTTACTAAATCTAGATCTAGCATCTTGTTTATCTTGTGTCTCTAGCTTAAACACATCTACTTCTAATTCTTTCATTTGAACTTCAAAAGCTTGTTCTGCTTTTTTAAGCTCTATCATTTGTTCTGGTGATGCTTGTTGAATGGCTGTATTAATAGATTTTGGATCTGAATCACATCCTAATACTTTTGCAACCACACTAGCTGCTTGACCTCCTAAAGGTCCTCCTAGAGCAGAGCCTAGCGTTGGTGCTATTGCTCCTACTACATTTTTAATTAATCCAAATTTCATTTTACTTTCCTCTATCTACTGTATAAATTGACAGTTGTTGGCTCTTGCCTTTAACTTTTATTGGTTTAAGTAATTTTAACCTAAATTTGCAATCTATGGCAGTAGGATATCCTATCAATATATCTTCTCCCACCTCTTTGGTTGCTGATTCTAGCCTTGCTGCTGTGTTTACGCAGTCCCCAATAGCAGAGTAATCAAACCTAGTATCGCTTCCCATATTACCTATAACAGCAATACCAGTATTAATTCCTATACCAATCTCTATACCCAAGTTTGCTTCTTTCATTTTTTGTTTAATTTCTATTGCTGTTTCCACTGCTCTGCTTCTGTGATCATCTAAATCTATAGGTGCATTAAATATAGCCATCATTGCATCACCAATATATTTATCTACCATGCCACCATATTTTTGCACAGCGTCTGATTGTATTGTTAATGCCTTATTCATAATCTCAGTTACTTCTTCTGGTTCTAATTTTTCTGATAAAGAGGTAAAGCCCCTAACATCTGTAAATAAAAATGTTGCTTCTTTTTTCTCTCCCCCGAGTTTCAGCAGACTGGGATTATCTTGAAGTCTTTTAATTTGTCTTGGATCTAAATAATGTTCAAACTGTTTTTTAATTTGTTGACGCAATTTATATTGTTTTTTGTAGTTAATATAGAAGGCAATAGTAGAAGTTATGATTTGTGAGATAAAAGTCCATGAAAAATCTATCAAATAGCCCTTCTGAACGCTATATGCTCCTAAGAAGCCCGTGGTGAATAGCAAAATTACAGCGATACTTAGACCCTTAACTACACCGAGATAATTGATTACAAGCCATGTCAACGACACGAAAATTCCAAAAATTAAAATTTCAGCTACCAATGACCATTCTGGAATCCTTGGAGAGTTTTCTATAAGAATTGACTCAGATAATGCTGTTTGAATTTTGTGTGGTTCTAATAATCCAGTTGGAGTTGCAATTTGTGGCATGATTCCTGGAGCAGTAATACCAACAAATACAAATTTATTTGCAACATCTAGTTCTTGTAAATTAGTTTGCGGTGTATCAACCCAACTAATCCACTTACGACCAAGGCTATCTGTTTTAACTGGTGGCAATCCTTTTACTCTTATTTCTTCTATACCAAGATCATTACTTTTAATTACATAGGTATCAGCCCCAACTAATGCTTTTAAAACTTCTGTACCAAACGCAGGAACATATCCATCTGGTGTTTTTAATAATAAAGGGATTCTTCTGACTAAGTTGTCTATATCAGTAGGTGCAGTTGCAATACCCTGTTGTACATAATTTCTAAGGTTGATAGTATTTTGAACTACACCTTTGGACAACATACCACCTTTTCCTGATCCTAACATTACCGTTCCAACTGTTTTTGGGTATATTTGATTTGGGGCTTCAAACATAGCTAATATTGTTGTACCTTGTCGAAGAGACTCTGCAAATTCTTTATCTCCCCCGAGTCGATCTGGGTGAGGGAAAGCAATAACCCAACCCACACCTAAAGCACCACTATCTAATATTTGTTTATTAATTTCTGCTAATCTTTGTCTTGGTATAGGATATCCGCCCTCTGCATCTATATCTTCTTCGGTTATGTTAAGAATAGTAAAGTAGCCAGAAGGATCTTGTTTAGGTACAAGATAATCAAATACTTTTAGTTTTAGTGTTTCTGTGGGCGTTGACTGATATAAGACAGGCAACACTAGTATTATAAGTATGGTGAATAGTAGTCGCTTCATTAATTACTTTGAGTGATTTTGATAGTGCTACCAGTGCCACCATTTATTTTAATAACATTGGATGCACCATCTTGTATAAAGATAACAGTATAACTACCAGCAGAGTCTATATCTACTCTAGCTGTGTCACTCACGCTACGCATAAGTGTTAATACTTCTCCTGTTATAAAAGATGTTACTTGCGTTTTTAAATCTTGACCTAGCTGTGTACCAACAATATTAGTAGATGTAGCGTCTTGTGCTAGCTGATCTTCTTGTTGTATTTCCTGTAATGCGTCTATGACATCTAACAAATCTTCTAGGAAGTTTACATCAAGATAGTTTATATCTAACTCTGTAAACTCCAGTTCTTTCTCTGAGTCTAAGAAATCTTCTTCTAAGAAGTCCTCATCTAAACCATCAAAGTCTAGTATGTTTTTCTTTTTGGTTTGTGTTGTTTCTTCTACAACCACCTCTTCTTTAGGTGGATTAACAATTAGCATATTGTCTATAAGGTCTAGTGTTAAGTCTAAGATTACAGGTGAACTAGGTGATTTCTCAAAGACATCTACTGTTGTAGCTTCGTAAGGTTTATTAAGTGTAACTGTACCCATGGCTGTAGTTACTAATATCTCACCACTAGAATTACCAAATTCATCTGGTAAAAGTATAAGCAAAGACCTGCCAATTTCATCTACCGTAACTGTGAAATCAGTACCACGAATTGCTATGTTTGCTGTGGGTGTTTTAAGATCTATATTGTTTTTATCTATCTTATTTAGACCGCCAGTAATAAACCTAGCTGTGCCAAGACCAAAGGTAATAGCCATCTTAGACTTGCTAGGGTTGGGGTCAAAGATGTATTCGTCTATGGTTAGCTGAGAGTTTTCTGTAAGTCTTACCTTGGAGTCGTCTAGGAACGTAATAGCCATACGACCATTAGTCGTAATTGCTTCATCATTTTGTTGTATATCAAAAGACTCTTTTGCTTCATAAGGTTTGTCTCTTAGTATCTGTGCTGAACCATTTAGTTCAGATATGTTTCCTATATCAACAGCTGGTGGTTGTTCCGCCATCGTTCTGAACGACACAAACAGTACCGTTAGAACCAGTAGAGTTAATCTGTAGCCAATCAACAGCAAGAGTTGATGACTGTATGATATTGAATGTTCTACTGTTTCCTGTTTGGTCAAGATAGAAATACCCACCTGCATATCCGCTTCCTGTAAAGTTTATTGTATTGCTATCTCCATCTACATCTACATAGTTAGTAGCACCATCATAGTTTATATCAAAATCAAATGTGTTGCTGTCGCCGTTGATTATCCAGTCTAAGTCAAGACCAGAAGCTAATGCTGTTGTACCTGTATCAAGTGTGAATGTATTAGAGCTACCAGTTACATCTACGTTGTAGTCTGAGTTATCAATACCATAGGTATTGTCTGGATCGCCTTGTATAGTAAAGTTATTACCATCTCCATCAAATTCAAAAAAGCCAGTAATATTATCACCTAAGATATCACCAAGGAATTTATTAGTATTACCTATTTGGTTTATGTCTAGTGTTAAGTTTAATCCATCTAAGTCTAAGGCTGTGAGTGTACCTGCAACAGAGTTTAAACCACCAATAATATTAGATGATCCTAGTTGCTCTAGATCTATGTTTGCAGTAGATCCTGACTGATCAACATATATTTCGTTATCAGCCGCGTATAGAGGCGACACAATCAGCATCGCAATTAATAATTTTAGTCTGTTCATTTATATTCCAATATCCTCTGGTTGCTCCTTCTTTTATAGTTTGTAATACAGCCGTTTCGATTGCCGTTTGAAGTGCTATATTGATTGACTCGTTTCTGACCAAACCATTTTCTATTTCTACAAGCTCTGTTGAATCGGTAATAAAACGAAAAACATCTTGATCTATAGAAGCACTTAATATCGTTTTTGTAACTAATACTTCTAATAATACTTTCCCGGTACTCACGGAAACTGTTCTCAAAGAGATTGCTACGGTATCTTGTTTGTATTGCCTTGACACTCCAATGCCAAGATAACGAGCTCCAGCACCACCACTTTTTATATTACTTTCATAAGATATCACACCACCTTGCATTATCAAGCCAGCAAACATTAGTGGCTGTAATTTTTTATCTTCTTTAAATTCTTGTCTTGTGCTTCTGATTATTTGACGCTCTTTAGTTACATTATCTAAACCAACTCTTTCTACAACCTCAAAGAATCCATCATGGTTACTTCCTGCGTGTTTTAATGCACGAATTAAATAAGCATCCGGGGCTTGGGTAACGGCGGAAGAAAAAGTTGCATAAGAACTATTACTTCTTCTTTGCCCTGTTTGATCTGTAAAACCACCTGTATATATAGCAACAACTGGCTTTACTTTATTTGCTGATTTAATATTAGCAAGTTCAGGTACAAGTAATGTTCCTATCTCTGGCTTTTCTATTTTTTGGATTGGGGGTAAATTATTCTCTAACGGATCTATTATTAACGCACAGCTAGAAAGTAAAGCTACCGATAGGGAGAGATATAGTTGTCGTATTACCATCTGAGTCAGTTATGTTTAAAGTTATTATTCCGTCTACAACATTATACTCTATAGTATTTCCTTCTAAACTTAAAACACCACTATCACTTGGAGTTTCACCAAATAAATTTTCTACAAGCTGTCTTGATAGCTGAGCGTAAATTCTAGACTCTAAATTACGTATAAACCTAGCTAAAGTAGTATTTTCTTTATCTCTTTCTATTTCGTCCTGCAAAGCTTTTATTTCTGCTTTGAGTGCTTGCTTACGATTAAACTGTTGGTTCTCTATTGTTAGATAATGTGCTGAGGTGCCAATCCCGGAGAAAGAAGGAGACTTAAACTTATGCACCATCTCGTCTGCTCTTATGTTTTCTATAAAAATAGCAACAATTAAAAACAAACCAATGCCTACCACAACTTTACAAATTAAGTCTTTTTCTCTTTCTTGATCAATCTTTTCTCTGGTCATCTCTGTCCGCCTTTGCTATCTTGTCAATATCAACCAAATTAGGAACTCCTAATAAGGTCTTAAGCAAAACGTCCTGTCTAATACTTTGATTATCTAGGGCTCTTACTCTATCTATTAAGCTTACAATAATACCGTACTGACTATCAAGTTTTGTGGAGACTCTCTCCTCCATAGTGTTAAGGCTTGTTTGAACCTTATCGTCTAAGGTATCAAGCTTGTTTTCCATTCCATCAATAATTCTATTGATCAACTTCCAAACAAAAATACCTAAACCTAAAGCTGCCGCAATGGGAAAACCTAGCTCGGTTATTATTGAAACAGCTTCAGACATTTATTTTATTGCTTTGCTTTGCCTATATTAAGAGCAAGAAGATCTACAAACTTATAAAGTTTACCGATCCACTCATCGTCTTTAGGTGTTGGCGTGGATGCTGCAACGATTGATGCAACGGTTACAATAGTGGTTATCCAAGTAACCATAGTCATTATATCCATTCTGTCTCCCTATATTGAGTTTGCTTCATTTGCGGTTTTCTTTGCAGTTTTGACTGCATCAGTCCAAACGGTTGAAGCTATACCTTGAACCTCTGTAGACTCTTCAGAAACATCAGTATCTGTATGAGTCCAACTATCGTCATCGTTTTGTACAGAGCTTACACATTCTAATGCGTGTCTATGAAAAGACCTACTAAGCTCTACGCCATCTTCTTTGATGACTGTAGCTGTTCTGACTTGTATAGTTTTGTAGTCTCCTACAACTTCTATTTTATCTTCTATTATTTCTTTTGTTATCGGCATATTATTTCTCCTTGATGTCCGCCAATAGACTCCACTATTGGTATTTTTTTAAATAATTAGATGCTTTTATTAATAAGCTAGCATCATCCATAAATTTTCCCAAACCAGTATTGCAGTAATTACAAAGAATTGATCTTATTTTTTTTGTTTTATGGCAATGATCTATGTTTGCTATATGATGCATTCTATCGCGAGTGCTAAACATATCTAGTTCTCTATCACAAATTTCACATAAACCATTTTGACGCTCATACATTTCAATAAAATCTTCCATGGTTATTCCATATTTTGCTTTTATATTTTGTCTTCTTATTTTAAATTTATCCGAACTTCGACAAACCTTGCAAGTGCCCCTAACGCCAAATGTTCCTGTTGGATTTTTATCAAACATAGTAGATTCTTTTTCTAACTTACAGGTTCTGCATACCTTTAGTGCCATTTTTTTCTCCTATGTCCGTACCTAGAATCCACTAGGTATATTAGTTAAATTGTTATGCTGTTTGATATACTCCGCCAAAATGAATAACTTTCCCACTAAAATCTGCATTAGTAGGAACAGCACCACCTAAATTTCGTAATTTTGCTATAGTTGTATTATTATCCATAAGTATAGATGTGAAAACTGACCTTGTTGAGTACGAAATTACAAGACCTGCTCTTGAGTCATTGTCATCTTTACAAGTAAAAGGGAAATTACTAATAGCTATATTAGTGGTGTCAGAATTAGAAGGAAAATTAATAAAACCGCCAACATAGCAAAGGTTGCCAACTTTTGTATAAGTTCCTGTTATAGTAACAGGAGTAATCCCTGCAACACTTGGAGTCCAAGTACCTTCTTCATAATCGTCAAGTTGATTTGCTGTTGCTGTATCTGTACCAAAAGATATTCCTCTTTTTGCCCTTATTGTAGGTTCACAATAAAGATAGCCTGTAAAACCTTCAGCTAAAGAAACAACAGCAGTTGAGTCAGTACTACCCTCTAATAATCTATTTGTTCCATGATAAATTCTTACATTATTATTATCAAGGTAGATTCCAGAGGGTGAAGAACCAGTAACGTGGATTGAGCCATCGCTATCAATACGCATTTGTTCTGTGCCGCTAACATCAAAGCGTGTGTATGATTGAGAAGCAATTTTTATAGGGTCATTTGATGTTTCTATTGTTCCATAATCATTGTCATTAAAAAGTAGTAACGACCTTGCGTTATCTGCTCTTGATAATTTTAGTTTACCACCAGCACCAATTTCTAATGCTTGGTCTGGGTCTGTAAGTCCAATTCCAACAGAAGTATCAATATAAGCTGTACCTGAAAGGTAGAGGTCTTTGAATCTTTCTGTAGAACCGCCTAAGTCTGATGTATTGTCTGTAAATGTACCAGAAGAGTTGACAGGCATTATATTTGTGGCAGCAAAACGTAATCCAGAAGATGCTCCTGCTATATACGTTGATGAGCCTTGAGTACCAATACTTCCAACTGGTGAGCCGTCTTTATTTAAACCAATTATTTCACCATCGCTTGTTTTACGATTAAATCTTGCTGCAAAATCTCCATCACGTGAAGCTGTTACTGCACCTGTACTTGATAAAGAAACACCAGTATTTGTATCGCCACCACCAGGAAATGTATCAGTAGTACCTACCATCACATTTTGACTACTATCAATAGTTATAGCTGTAGCATCTGCACTAGAGTTGATTCCTGCCTCAGTGTTTAATACATTAGTAAAAGAATCTGATACGGCTTTGTTATTTGAGTCTCCTATGAAGATATCGCCATCATCTAAGTTTGGTACGGCATTTGTTCTCCCGGCACCGCCCACCTTGATAGATCCACTAGTAGCATGAACTCTTTGTACTATACCAATGTTTTGTAATTTAGTGGCTTCTAGTCCAGAGGGGTTGTTGGTTAATGATCCTGCGGTTGTGTCAACGTAGAGGATGTCGCCGAGGGAATAAGAAGAGGTGTCCAATCCTTTTAATGTACCAAAGCTAGTGATCTCTACATCTGCGTTAGTAGATACTGTAGACTCAGCTAAACCGAAAGCTGGCATTTTTGCAGTGTCATCTGCGTCTGCTAAAGATACTACTGGGACTTCTCCTGATATGCCTGAGATATATACAGCCTGTCCCTTGGTTATATTTTCCCCCGCTTTAGCCGTGAAGCGTACTACTGAGTCTTTTAAAAATTCACCATGTACTTTAGTCTTTGCCATTTATCCTTCCAATGCCTCTATTCTAGTTTTTAAATTGTCTATTATTGTTTGTTGTTCTTGTATAGCTTTAGTTAAAAGAGGTACAAGTTTGCTTTGGTCTATGCCTTGATATTCAGGTACTTCTCTTGTTCCCATAACAGCTTCAGTAACAACATTACCATCATCATCTAATACTGCTGGAGTTATTTCGTATTCTTCTTCTCTAACTGCATCCTTTTCACCTGTAATAGCTTCGGGAACTATGTCCTGAACCTCATGTGCTAAGAAACCATCTACTGTATTATCTGCATCCTCTATAAAATTAAATCTTGCTGGTTTTAATTGTGCAACTCTATCAAGAGCAGTAAAGTCATAATCTACATTTTCTTTTAATCTGTAATCTGATGATGTGTTGTATGCTACTGCACTTGTTCCATTTTGTGTAATACTACCAACTTGAGACCCTGTTGAACTAACAAATTGAACATATGTACAACCTGCACCACCACCATTCCACAGAGTTTGTGTTCTTGTACTTGCACCACTTCCTGTTGCATATACAACTTGTCTAGCATTAAGTGCAGCATAAGTAGTACCCACCAACAAGTTGCCTGAAGAATCAATGGTCATGCGAGGTGTTGTAATTCCGTTGGTATGAAAATTTAATGAATTATTTGCATGGCTGTAATTAACCTGACCTGCATATAACTCTGCACCGCTTGTTCCGTCTGCAAACAAAAGGTAAGAAGTTTCTGCATTTCCACCATATACAGTAATACCTTGCTCACCAGAACCCGAGCCAACAACAAGTTGTCTTGCTCCTGAATAAAAACTGCTTGGACTAGTCGTTCCAATTCCAACGTTGCCACCTAAAGGTTGTAAATTTAAGTTATAAAATGTTGAGCCATCATCTGCGTATGCTTGTATGCCTTTTCCACCATTTGAATATCCAAAGAAATCTAATTTACCACCTGTATTATCTTGTATTCTAAATTGTTCAGTTGTATCAGAAGAATAAGTAGCAGAAATATTTAAAGGTGCTGAAGGACTAGTCGTTCCAATTCCAAGCGATTCAGCACTTGCATCCCAGAATAGAGCTTGGCTAGTTCCTGTATCATCGTAGAAGGAGATGTCTCCGCCTGAAGAAATTCTCATGCGTTCTGTGCCGTTAGTTATAAATGTCATAGGTATAGCACCAATAGTGTTTATAGCTAATGAACTTGCACTTGAATTTATATCAG